TCCGCCCTTAAAGCCCTCTCTAATCTTGCCGGTAATGTTAACTCATCAAATTGCTCTAATTCTTCTCCTTGTAAAATAAGAGAAACTTCTTTTGTGGTTTTTAATGATTTTTTAAAGAAAGGTAAAACATATTTATTTATCATCTCTTCCAAATGAAGCCCTTTATTCTCTACCATCATACTAAACAATGATTGGGATTCTGTATTTAACATAGCCCCCAACCGATAAGGAGTCCCAGATGGAAGTGTCTCTCCGGTAATTGATTCGTATGTTCCTGTAATAGCCCTTCCTCCTTGATACCAAGTATCTAAGAAATTTATTAAAGGATTATAGGCGGTTGCTTGTAAGTTTATAGGAGTTAATGGTTGATTTTCTTTCGTAATTAAAATATCTCCCGTGTCAATGTCTGTCATTACATTTCTTCCCGCAAAGTCTGTGTCAGATGTTTGAGAAACCATCTTTGAAGCTAAATCTAATTGGTCTTTAATCAGTTTAACTGAATAATTAACCATCCATTGATTATCAAATAAGTGCTGAACTGCTCCAATAGATAAAGTCCTTCCCTCTTGTTCAATCAAGTGTGAAATATAATAAGGATTTTGTTTTTCTCTACCCGAATAAAGGGTTGTTTCTATATCGTCTTCTTTATTCTTTCCTTTTTTAATAAAGACAACATGCATTTGCTGGCGATAAATGTCTTCATCTCCTTCTTTAAAAGTTAAATACCATAAAGGCAATTCTCCGTGTATTTCATATACTCCGATATACTCTGCTCTATTATCTATTGTCTGTCCTTCTAAATCTTCTCTAACTTCTCCCGCTTGCTGACTTGCTTCAATAACTCTTTCAACTTCTTCTTGATCATAAGGTAATGCTCTTAATTGAGCTGGAGTATAATAAATTTTTTCAATAATTGGATTAGAATAAAAGTCCACTGGGTCGCAAATAAGCCTATCCCAAGCAACAACATAAGGAATTAATTTTCCATCTTGCTCTACAAATTTACTTACTGCTGAACCATAAGCGGCGAGGGTGTATCCCCATTTATTTAGGAATTGTCCAAAATTATTCTTTTTCATCCAATACCTAAACATCAATGTCACAATAAATGCTTTTAATCTCTGCCCTGCGTTCTTAGGTAAAAACTTTATCTTCTTTCGGTCAATGTCAGTTGCCTTATACCAAGTATTAACTGCTTGAGTAACTATATCATAAAAAGGCTTCTCTCTGTTTTTAGAGTCAAACTTTCCCGATATATGCTGTTTGTTAAGATACGCCTCTGTCGTTGCGATTACTTCTGCGTGGTCGTGCTCCGCATATTTCCCTATCTTAATAGGGTTACCAGATCTTAACGCTTTTTCTGCATCAGTTATTATATTATATAGTGATTTCATAATAAACTATTTAATTTGTCCATCAGTTCTTTTTCTTTTTGTTTGTATTTTATTGGATTTCTAATTTTATATGCTTCTATAACTTTTTGAAGTTTTTCTGCTTGTGCTTTTCTTTTTTCTCTTTCTTCTTCTGGACTTAAAATATTTATATCTCCCGCACTTAACTTCATAGTAGATGAATCATTATTATCGTGTATATTCATCCAATAATGTCCTTCTGGAATTTTTATAATTTTATCAGCGTATTGATACATCTGTGGATGTTCGTCTTGCCCGATATAAACATAATTTTCTTTATCTGGCTGATATAATGAATAACAAGGTGAAATGTATTTCTCGTTATAATTTATTTTTATTTTTTTAACTATCCCCGTAAAAAAATCCCTTAATAATGGTTGAAAATGAATTAATATTCTTTTTTCCTCAGTAATAGAATCTTTAATTATTTTAACAAAATCTTTTGAAATGATATCATCACTATCCACATTTGTTTGTATATCATATTCTTTAATCCCTATTATATCTTCCCAGTTAGAATGTATATGCCAGAATTTCCCCATTCTTTGCCCTTTTTTCTTTGTAAAGAAAGGAATAATGCGTGGATGTATGTTTTGAATAATCTCTTTATGCTTTTCATTACAGAGAATTCCAATATCAAAATCTTGATTTGTTTGGTTTAAAAGAGCTGGCAAGAGGTTAGATTCATAAATTGTAATCCTTTTAAGCAAATCCTCTTCCTTCTCATACCACATTCTTGAAATAATAATATGTGTCATTTGATTAATTCTTTATTTGTTCCACAGTTTTTTGGTTGTATACCATTTTTGAATAGCATAAATGTTTCCATCTCCCTTGTTTTCTTCGCCATTATGATATACAGGAATAAAATAATGGCTGGGATAAATTTTTATCGGATATCTTTTATCAGCAGCCACGCAAGTTAAAAGCAAATTGCCTGTCTCCATCCAAGCAACTTTTACCTCCGTCTTCTTCTTAAGAATATCAATTATTGCTCTCATTAACTCATTTCCTTTGCAAGCCCCCATTTGAGGAGATAAAAGTCCGGGTCTGTTCTTTTCTGACTCATAACAAGCAAAACAATCCTCTTTAATATCTAATAATTCGTCTATTGGCTTAATACACTCTGAATCAGCACCTACTGATACACCACCATATTTGTAAAGAACCTCATATCTCACTATATCGGCAACTGCTGGATAAAGTTTTCTTTCTAAACACCAATCAATCAACTTTTGACATTCAAATCCCACTATATTCTGTTCATTCCATAAATAGAAATCCCATTTAGGATGCTTATTCCGCCAACTCATAATCCAATCTTTCGGGCAAGGTCTATCTCCTACCCATACCAAATGAAGTTTCTTCGGTATTATCTTGTCGTTTGCGATAGGTTCCTTCTGTTTTTTTCCCATAATTCTTCCTGTTTATGTATAACTCGAGGAGATGCTTGATGAGTCATAACCACATATCTTAAAGCGTCTAATCCGTGATTATATGCGTCTATTGGCGTTTCTTTCTGGTTTCTATCACTACTGGGTTCATCATAAGAATACATTTCTAACTCAGATATAAGATTTATGCACCTCTTATTGATTTTTAATTTGCCTGATATAAAGAGTTCTCTCACTTTTTGAATACCTGCTTCTATGCTTCCATTACCTTTCCATACTTCTCTGGTGTTTACTCTATGATTTTTAAGCTCTTGTATTCCACCGGGACTTTCCGGATCAGGATATACTGCTTGAAAATTACAAGAACTTACATATTCCGCTATTTGAGCATCTGTTCGTTCTGTTTTATACCACTCATCTTCTACAAAGAAGAAATCTCCATTTGTGTATATATGTAGCACGGCACACGGGTTTTTAAATCCGAAGTCAATACCAGCCACCTTGATAAGTTCCATTTTAGGAAGTTTTTCATAAAGATGTAAACTCCTTTGAAACTCTTTATATACCAATCCTGATTTCTTTTGAAAACTTGCCTCATACTCTTGTAAAAATACTTCTTCTGGTAAAGTTGCTTTGGCTTGTTCTATTTCTTCTCTTGGTAAATAAGGATTATCCCAAGAAGTAAAATGAAATGTTTTATATGTGCTGTCTACTAATTCTTTATTACAGAGGTCATAAAAATGATTAAATCCATTAGGAGTTGAGCCAAATAATACACTGCCTTTTCTGTCTGTTAAAGTTGGTCTCAATATCTCTTCCCAGTTGGACCAAAAGTTCTTCATAAAAGCCACTTCATCTATACACAAGAAATCAAATGCTTGTCCTCTTAAATTTTCAATACTTTCCCATCCTCTAAGTAAAATTAAACTTTCACTTCCTTGAATATTTCTAATCTTTAATTCTAATCGTGAATCATTAGTTGAAATTATTGCCCCTCTCATTTCTTTAAGTAGCATATCCCAAGCAATATCTCTTGCCTGTTGATAGTTTCTCGCTATATATGCTATGCGAGCTGGTTTTGAAAGAGCAATCCCTTTAATCTCTTCTATCATCAAACTGGTCTTTCCACTTCTTCTACCACATCTTAAAACACGGAACCTATGATTGTCCTTCGCTACTATCTTCTGTGCTGGGTGTAATAACATTGTTTTTTTCTGCTATATCTGAATCGATATGTATATGAATAACTTTGCCCTCTAATTCAATATTTTGTCTGGGCATTCAATCAATATAATTCCACATAATCTTT